TGAAAGACGTTGGCTTAGAGCATACGAAAACTATCGTGGTCTCTACGCAAAATCAATAAAGTTTAGAGAATCAGAAAAGTCTAGAATATTTGTTAAGATAACTAAGACAAAAGTTTTAGCAGCCTTTGGACAATTAGTAGATGTTATCTTTGGTACCGGTAAATTTCCAATAGGTATAGCAGAAACTAAAATTCCAGAAGGCGAAAAAGAACACGCATACTTAGATACCCAGAATCTTAATCCCGGTTTAGAAACAACCATGCCTGATAACATAGGCAATAGATTAGAAGATGCACCAGTAGAAAGTATTTACGATGTTGGCTTTGAAGGTGATGGTAAAGTATTAAAAGCCGGAGCTACTTTAGGCACAGGCATGTTTGAAGATAGCTTAGAAGAACAAGCAGAGCAAGTAGGGTTGAAAGAAGGCTTGAGCCCTAACCCACAAGATTTAGAATTATCTCCAGCACAAAAGTCTGCGAGAAGAATGGAAAAACTTATCCATGACCAAATAGAAGAATCTAATGGGTCATCAGAGATAAGAAATGCATTATTAGAATCTGCATTGTTAGGAACTGGTATTGTTAAAGGTCCATTTAATTTTAATAAGAGATTAAATAACTGGGCAATGAATGAAGAAGGTGAAAGAGAATATTCACCAGTTGATGTTAGAGTTCCTAGAATAGAGTTTGTTAGTTGTTGGGATTTTTACCCAGACCCTGCAGGTACAAGCATAGAGGAATGTGAATACATAGTTCATCGTCATAAAATGAACAAAAGTCAATTAAGGCAACTAAGAAACATGCCTTACTTTGATAAAGAAGCAATCCGTGAAGCTATCCGTATGGGTGCTAACTACGAAGAAAAAGATTTTGAATATCAGTTAAAAGACGATGCACAGGTAGAGGATTATTCTTCTAACTTTGAAGTCTTAGAATACTGGGGAATCATGGATGCTGAATATGCTCGTGAAGTGGGTATAGATTTAGATGATAGCATTGATGATTTAGATGAGGTACAAATTAATGCATGGATATGTGGTGATAAATTACTAAGAGCAGTAATCAATCCATTTACTCCATACAGAATACCTTACAACGCTTTTCCATACGAAAGAAACCCTTACAACTTCTTTGGTATTGGAGTAGCCGAGAATATGGATGATTCTCAACAGATTATGAACGGTCATGCAAGAATGGCTATTGATAATCTAGCCTTAGCAGGTTCATTAGTATTTGATGTTGATGAGTCTGCTCTTGTCGGTGGACAAAATATGGAAATCTATCCCGGCAAGATATTTAGGAGACAAGCAGGAATGCCCGGACAATCTATTTACGGATTGAAGTTTCCAAACACTGCACCTGAAAATATGATGATGTTTGATAGGTTTAGGCAGTTAGCGGATGAACAAACAGGTATTCCTAGCTACTCTCACGGACAAACCGGTGTACAAAGCATGACGAGAACTGCATCAGGTATGTCTATGTTACTAGGAGCTTCAAGTTTAAATATTAAAACAGTTGTTAAGAATCTTGATGACTTTTTATTAAAGCCACTAGGTGAATCTTACTTCCAATGGAACATGCAGTTCTTTGAAGGTAACATTGATGTGGCTGGTGATTTAGAAGTTAAAGCTACTGGTACGAATAGCTTGATGCAGAAAGAAGTTAGAAGTCAAAGACTTACTATGTTCTTACAAACTGCACAAAGTCCAGCTATCGCACCATTTGTTAAAATATCTAAATTGGTTAGTGAACTTGCCTATAGCTTAGACTTAGACCCAGAGGAAATACTAAATGACCCTGAAGAAGCAGCTATCATGGCACAAATAATAGGAATGCAGAATGCTGGACAAACAACAGGCGAAGAGACTGAACCCGATAGTCAACAGTCCCCAATGGGAGGACTTCAAGGAGTACCTCAAAGAACGCAAGAACTTGGAGTTACAGGCACTGGCGGTGGCAACATCGGAATCGGAAATGTTCCGGTTGCAGGGGAGGATAACTTCTCTGGGAATGTTGGAGGAGCTGCCGGAGAAGGTTAAAGAAGCACTAACTAGGATAGAGGAATAATATGAAAAGTATGTTAAGAGATGACCCAGACAGAATGGCTATGCTAACAGGTGGTCAAACTAAACTTGATGCTAACAAAGATGGCAAAATTAGTGGTGAAGACTTTGCAATGCTTAGAGAAGAAAATAAAGAAGAAAGAGAAGAAATGCAAGAAGGTGGCATGATGATGGAAGAAATGCCACAAGAAATGAATGAGCAAATGAAAAAGATGCTCATGGAAGAACAACAAGTCCCTGATGAAGAAATGGAAGAGGACTATTTAGACTTCATAATTAATGAAGCTCTAACACCAGAGGAAGAAGATTTTTTAGTAGACCAGTTAAGAAACAACGATGAACTTAGCGAAATATTTGATAAAGTTATTGAAGTTGCTTCAGAGTTTACAGGCTCAGGTCCAGTAGAAGGACCGGGCACAGAGGTTTCTGATTCGATACCTGCAAGGTTATCGGATGGAGAGTTTGTCTTTACTGCAAAAGCTACAGAGCAAATCGGAGTAGATAAATTAATGTCTATGATGAAAGAAGCTGAAGCTGCTGCAGACGAAAGACAAGGAATGCAGGAAGGGGGAGTACTAAGTGAGACTACGACTACAACTCGTAGGTTTGCTGACCCAACTCAAGTTGAGGATGAGGAAGAAGTCATGCAAGACGAAAAAACCATCCAAGACATGAGAGCTACAAACCCTCGTATGCAATAGGAGTAAAGCTACCCGAGTAATCGGCACTTTACATTAAATCAACTTTGAAAGGCTACCTTTACAAGACAAGCCCTGCGAGTGCACACAGCAGCTACCTTGTTAATGAAGCCCTGAGTAGGAGGTAAGAAAATGACTGAAGAAGTCTTAAATGAGGAACAAGCCAATCCTTATAATTTAAAAAAATCTTGGCACGAAGGTACTGATGAACCTTTTAAATCAGCAGACCAGCTCTATTTTGAAGACCCGTCTGAGAAGAATAAATTATTCAAATCAAACGATGTTAACGAAGCAGAGCAAGTAGGAAACGTAGAAGTAGATAATTTGGATGCACCTAAGGATGAACCTTATAAAAAACCAGATTATAAAAAACGCTACGATGACCTAAAAAGACATTACGATAGTAAACTTAACGAGTTTAAGAAAAGAGAAGAAGAGTTAATTAAACAGGCAGTGCCTGAATACAGAGCTCCGAAAACTCCAGAAGAACTTGAAGAGTTTAAAAAAAGTTATCCTGATGTTTTTGAAGTTGTAGAGACAGTTGCTCACATGCAAAGTGAATCTAAGGCAAAAGTTCTAGAAGAACGTCTTAGTAAACTCCAAGAAAGAGAGCAAGAAATATCTCAACAAGAAGCTGAAAAAAGGTTAAGAGAAAGACATCCTGATTTTGATGATATTAGAAACAGTGATGATTTTCACAAATGGGCAAAAGAACAGCCCTCATCTATCCAAGGCTGGATATATGATAACGCTGACGATGCCGACCTAGCCAGTAGAGCTATAGATTTATTTAAACGTGATTTGGGAATTGATGTTCCTGAGAAGATAACTAAGTCATCTTCTAAGACTAAATCGGCTGCTGATATGGTATCTACAAAAACAACTGCTGTAGAACCTAAATCAGAAAAGATTTGGTCGGAAAAGGAGATTGCTGCTATGAGTATGGATGAGTTTGATAAATACGAAAGTGAAATCAGCGAAGCCATGCAACAAGGCAGAATCGTTAAATAAACTATAAACACAAAGGAGTATTATCATGGCTCAATTTTTTGAACCAAGTACTGATACTGATGCTAACTTTGCAAACTCCGTAAGTGGACAGACTAATAGTTTTTTCCTACCTAAGATTTACTCGAAAAAGGTACTAAACTTTTTCAGAAAAGCCTCGGTAGTTGAAGCTATTACTAACACCGACTATGCCGGTGAGATTTCTGCTTTCGGAGACTCAGTTAGGATTATTAAAGAACCTGTGATTTCAGTTTCTGATTACACAAGAGGTTCTGACACTACTGCTACTAAACTTACTGACCAAGAGATATCTTTGGTTGTAGATAGTGCAAAGGCTTTCAAATTCATCGTAGATGATATTGAAACTAATATGTCACACGTTAACTTCAAAGAAGTTGCTACTTCATCTGCTGCATATGCATTGAGAGATTCATATGATGCTGCTGTAATTGCAACTATGTTCTCTGGAGTTTCTACATCTTCACCTGACCACGTTCTAGGTGCTGATGCATCTGCTGCTACTCAAACTATGGGTCAGCATCAAGGTGGTTCTAACGCTATCGACCTTACAGGTTCTGATGGTACTGGAACTGACCCATTAGACGTGATGTCATTCATGGCTAAGCTACTAGATGAGCAAAGCATACCTGAAGAAGGAAGATGGTTCGTTGCACCGCCTTCATTCTACAATGAACTTGCACAATCTGGTTCTAAGCTTTTAAGCGTAGACTTTAACGCAGGTCAAGGCTCTATAAGAAATGGTCTTGTATCTAGTGGTAAACTAAGAGGATTTGACATGTACAAATCTAATAATGTTGCTGCTGCTAGTACAGCTACTGGTAAGATTCTTGCCGGTCACATTTCTTCTACTGCAACTGCTCAAACTATCATCTCAACTGAGGTCTTAAGAGACCCTAGTTCTTTCGGTGATATCGTAAGAGGATTGCATGTATACGGAGCTAAGGTTTTAAGACCTGAAGCTTTAGTATCAGCTTTCTACACAGTAGACTAATAAAACTGGGGGAGTCTTCGGACTCCTCCTTTTTTAAGGAGAGATTATGAAACACAACGAACAAAACTTACAAGGTAATCCAAAGCCTAGCGGTAACATTTCTTATTACGATTCTATTCATTCAAAAGAAGAGATGTGTAAAGAAATGGTGGGTTACAACACTATGAGATTTAAATACGAAGAAAACAAAGGAGAAAAATAATGGCTGCACACAAACCAATGGAAAAGAAAAGAAAAAAAATGATGTACGGTAGAACACCTATGAGAAAAGGAATGACACCAAAACGTAAGAAAAAACAAAAAACTGGTGGTTTGTACAAAGGTAGATATGGTATGTCTAATGGTGGACCTGCTGTAATGGCATCAATGGAAAATCAAAAACCTGTATAAACATGAAAGTAGATGCACCAAAAGGTTATCATTGGATGAAGTCTGGTAAAGGCTTTAAACTAATGAAAGACCCAAAAGGCGGTTACAAAGCTCATAAAGGAGCTAGTAAAAAAGCTTCTTTTGAAATACAAAAAGTACATAGTAAATAATGGCTAAAACATTCTTAACTCTGACGAATGAAGTCCTCAGAGAGTTGAATGAAGTTGTCTTAACTTCATCAAACTTTGGAGACGCTACAGGCATACAAGCGTTTGTCAAAAATTCTATTAACAAATCTATAAACGATATCGCTAATGAAGAACCACAGTTACCTTTCTTTTCGGCAGGTGCTAGTGGTGAGACAGACCCTTTTTATGGTAATACAACTGTAGCAACTACTGCAGGTACTAGATGGTATCTGTTAAAAAGCGGTAGTAGTGATATTACTTCAGACTTTGCATCAATAGATTGGGATGATTTTTACATCACAACTATTAGTGTGTCTGGAGAATCAGCACCGTTTGTTTCGAAAGGGTTAAGATTTTTAACATTAGATGAGTGGACTAGGTATTACAGAGATAGTGAGAATAGTGATGATGCATCAACTCAAGCTTATGGAGAGCCTGTTTATGTAATACGTAGTCCAGACCATAGAAAGTTTGGGCTAAGTCCTATACCTGACAAAGTTTACAACGTACATTTTTATGGCTACAACAAGCCTACAGAACTATCAGCGTTTGGTGACACTATAGTTCTACCAGACCAATATGCAAATGTAATAACAGCTAGAGCTAGATATTATGTTTGGCAGTTTAAAGAAAGTCCTCAACAAGCTGCTTTTGCATTAGAAGATTATAAAAAAGGCATGAAGCAAATGAAGTCTAATCTGATAAATCCACAACCAAAATATATGTCAGATGATAGATTATATTTTTAGGAGATATAAATGACAACTAAAATACCTGCAGAATTATCAAGTACCCCTTCCATCGTAGATAATGGCGATGCGACTGCTATAACTATTGATAGTTCGGAAAAATCTATATTTAGCGGAGATGTAGAAGTTGGCACTACTGCTCCAAAAATAAATCTTAAAAATACAGACACCTCTATAGTTGCAGACCAATCTTTAGGTGTTATAGAAGTAGAAAGTTCAGATGGCAGCACAGGCTCGGCAGGAACAATAGCTAAATTGGATATTGCTGCATCAGGAACTTTTGACGGCTCAGGTCATGGTTCAGATTTTAGATTTATAACAGGAGCAACAAACCAATCAGGAAGTATTTCTTTATCTGAAAAATTAAGAATTCAAACTACAGGCGGTATATCTTTTAATGGCGACACAGCAGCCGCAAATGCTTTAGATGATTACGAAGAAGGAACTTGGAGTGTTTCAGATGGAAGTGGTGCTGGTTTAAGTTTTACTTTAGACAAAACT